GATACATAACCTCAAGATGAAAATAAACGGAGTAAAACCAAGTCACAGTTACGTTGACTGTATTGGCTGCGGATCATAGGTATGGGAGAATTAAAGAAATGGAGGGACGAGAAGTGGGTACGTATAGGTACTGACGGAAAGATAAAGGGAGAGTGCGGTACTTCTAAGAATAAGAAGAACCCAGACAGGTGTCTACCCCTGGCAAAGGCTCGTTCACTATCAAAAAGAAAACTAGCTGCTACCGCAAGGAAGAAGAAGAAGGAGGGGGCAAAGGGTAAGCAGTTTGTAAAAAATATTAAAGGAGTTAGATAATGAGTATACCCGAAGGAACTAAATTTCATGGAGTAGCCCCTGGCATAGAAACAAAGAATAAAGGATCTGCTCTTGCTAATTCAGGCAGAGACGCATATACAATTGATCAAGTCTCTGACTACGTGATAAATCATTTTGAAACAGGTATTGTAAAGTTAGTTCCTGATTTTATTACAGCTTCTGATGGAGGATCATCTACCTACAGTGGCACTAAAAGTATTATTGATTTTTCTTGGAATGGAAGTAGTGGTGATTATAATTTTACACTTCCTTCAGCAGCAGATGTGCCTTATAGATTTTTAAGAATCACTACAGACGGAACAGTAGACGCAAATAATAGGGTTAATGTATATTCACCAGCTCCTGAAACAATAGACGGAACTACTCATTATGTGATTAACAAATCGTATAATGGTATAGCGGTTTGGTCAGACGGATCAAACTGGACTGTTATCCAAGCAAAAGCTACATAGTATGGCCAATAAAAGTAAAATGAAGTGCAACTCCGTCAGGGCAAGCGACAGGGCAGGCAAGAAGAAGATGGTCAAGGCATGTGCTGGCGGCAAGGAGAAGCTTATACACTTCGGTGCTAAGGGGTACGGACACAACTACTCTGCTAAGGCAAGGAAGTCTTTCAAGGCAAGACACAACTGTTCGACTGCCACATCTAAGATGACTGCAAGGTACTGGTCATGTAAAAAGCTATGGGCAGGGAAGGGTGGAAGCACTAAGTCATCGCCTAAAAATAGGCAAGGAAAATATTAGTATATTTGCATTAAATAAATTATTATGAAACAGGGATACAATTCAAGACTCGATGAGTCACTTGGAGCAAGGAACGGAAAAAAGTCTCAGTCAATGAAATCAAGACGAGACGAGAGCAAGGGAATGTCCAAGAAGGAGTCTGGGCATGCATACGGTGGTGACAAGTCTATGAGCTACAACCACCAGTGTATAAAGGACGGCAAGGTTAAGGATCACTTAGGTAAACTTATAAAGAAGTAATGGGAAAATTATTAATAAGGATGGGCCTGTGGGTTCAAGAATTTTGGTGCAGGACTCAGTGTAACTGGAACTGCCTAATGATTAACTTAATGTTTGACGTAACAAGATGTCCAAATGCCGACTGTAATTGTGAAAAAAAATAAGTCAAGGGGATTGGGAGACTCAATCCAGAAGATAACAAAGGCAACAGGTATACATACCGTTGTGGAAAAAGTAAGCAAGGCTATGGGAAAGGACTGTGGCTGTGCTTCAAGGAGAGACACGTTGAACCGTAAGTTTCCTTACAAGCAAGATTAACAAGAGATTTTTAACCCTCTAATATAAAAGGATGGCATACCCAAAGATTACAGTTAACACTGGCATGACACTACAGGTTGTGGGCAGTGACTCAATTCCAATACCAGCTGCAGACCTGCCAGTTTTATCTGGAACAACAACAGCCGCTACTGCAAATAAACTTGTAGATGTTGGAGCTGACTTTTCTAATGTAAGTGTAGGTGATATTATTTATAACACTACAGACAGTTCTGTTGCTACAGTAACAGCAATAGATACCTCAACAATATTGTCAGTAAGTGAAGATATATTTACTTCACCTGAGAACTATACTATTTTCTTGGGAGGCCCTAACGGATCTTCAAGGATAAAGTCATCCGAGGGGTGCTTACTATACGTGGGTAGCAGTGAGGCCACTATGACTGCAGCAAGCTCTTACGTGAACGTGACGGTAAAGACTGTGTCAGGAAGTGACGTAACATTCTCTAACTTCCCTGTAGGAGAGTACCTACCAGTACAAGTGATCCAGCTGTATACAACTGGAACATCAGCTGCTGCAGAGAACAACTGTGTAGCAATATGGTAACAGTTATGTACAACCAGAACAATACTTGGTCAGACCAATTAGTGATTACATATACATACGTAAAATGAATGCTTGGATGTCAGATATAAAACTATACCTACTGAATGCAAGCACATTCGCAATATCCTTAACGACTATTGACATGACATTAAAACTGGTGTTGTTAGTGGTATCCATAGGCTATACGATAAACAAGTGGCTGTTATTACACAATAGAGACGATCAAGAAACAAACAAGTAAATGATCGTAACTAATGCCAAAGAAAAAATTCAAAGAGACCACAATAGGTAAGATCCTACTGGGGGCTGCGCACATAATAAACCCAGGACTAGGTAAGGTTCTTGACGGGGTTGTGTCACCCAAGGATGCTATTTCAGAGATAACTAAGGCTGATATTTCTACTGAGGACAAGATAAAGCTTCAGCAGATGATATACGACTACCAGAACACTGAGCTTCAGGAGGTGACTAAGAGGTGGTCTTCAGACATGTCAAGCGACAACGCACTGTCTAAGTCCATCAGGCCATTGACGTTAGCGTTCGTGGTACTAAGCACGGTCATACTTATTTTCATTGACTCAGGATTTATTAACTTTACGGTTGACAACGAGTGGAAAGATTTATTAAAGATGCTTCTCCTAACAATAGTTGCCGCCTACTTTGGTGGCAGGTCGTATGAGAAGGGCAAGGCAATAACTAAATAAGATTAATGGCAAAGATAGCAACATACGAAATAGACACTAACGTAGTAGCAGCAGACAAGTGGATTGGGTCTGACTCTCAAAATTCTTGGCAGACCAAGAACTTTACCGCTGGTGATGTTGCTGACTTCATAAACAAAAAGGCAACCCAGAGTCAGCTACTGAGGTACACCTACCAGAACGAGGGGGTAAGAGGTAACGCAACTATTAGTTTTAATCCATACGGAGCTGACCAGGTTCTGTTTAGCTCTATAAACTCATTCACGCTTAGTAAGTTTGACACATACAGCTTAAACTCAAACCCACCCTTTGAGATATCTACCCTATATAACTCACCGTTTATTGGGAGCGAGGTACTGATAACGCAGTGTAACGACATGAGTCAGTGGGCAATATTTGAGTGGGACTCACAGGCAGCTGACCCTGCTGACAATAACTTCTATAACATTGGTCTCACGTACAAGGCTGGGAACGGTAGCTTAAAACAAGAAGAAGATTATTTCATATCTTTGCTTACGTACCAAGTGGGTGAGACAGTAGACAAAAACTTTGTGTACACACAGAATGTAGCTTCTAATACATGGGTAGTTACCCACAACTTAAATAAGTTTCCGTCTGTGACTGTGGTAGACTCGGCCAATACGTTAGTAAACGGACAGGTAGAATACAACAATATAAACGAAGTAACAATATCATTTAGGGCTGCCTTTACAGGAAAGGCATTTTTTAATTAAGAACAATTAATACCATGGCAATAAGATTTCTATCCAACGTTGACTTAACAAACGGAGAGTTACAGAACTTCAAGGTTCAGAACCTAGCAGCAGACCCGTCTGGATTAACTGGAGAGGGTCAGCTGATATACAGGACAGACACCAACCAGATGAAGTACTATGACGGTAGTAACTGGCAGGTAATAAATACAACAGGGGGTAACATTACTGACGTAAACGGAGGCACGTATATAACCACCGTAAACTCAGGAGGCCCTGTGGTCACAGTCAACCACGATGATACAACACGAAATGACACGACAACCAGCATTACTCCTATTTTTGGAGGCAGCTTTACTGCAATAGACACCGTAACCACTAATACTACGGGACACGTTACTGGAGTTAGGCTGCAGACTATTAATCTGTCTGCACAGGTATACACCTGGAACTTAACTGCTGACAGTGGAACTAACCAAACTATATCAAACGGGAACACGGTAGACATAGCTGGGGGTACAGGACTGACATCTCTTGTTTCAAACACAGACACGGTAACAATAAGCCTTGACGACACTGCTGTAACAGCGGGTACTTATACATCCGCTGATATTACTGTTGATGCACAGGGTAGGATTACTGCTGCTACTGATGGAGGGGCAGGTACAATGAGTAGCTGGGAATTAGCTGGAGAGTCGGGTACGCCACAGGTAATAACGGATGGAAACCAAGTTCGTATAGTGGGGGGGACAGGTATAAACACTGTAGCTAGTGGTACAGATATTTTGACAACAAATCTTGCTTTAAGTGACTTAAGTACGGTTACAACTATTGACCCCGCTACAGACTTCTTGGTAGGCGTAGATGGAACTGCAAACGAAAAAATACTATACAGCAACGTACACTTAGACCAGTGGGGAGATGCAGAGGCAGATGTAGACCTTGGGAACAATAAATTATTAGATGTCAAAACTGGTACAGCAGGTACAGATGGTGTAAACCTAGGACAGGTACAGTCCTTAGTTGCAGGAGTGGGAGTATTCCAGGGTGGATACAACGCATCTACAAACACCCCTGCATTAACGGGTGGATCAAACGTAGCCTTGACACAGGGTGACTTCTTTGCCGTAACAGTTGCGGGATCTTTCTTTACAGAGAACTTAGAGCCTGGTGACTTAATATTTGCTAACTCAGACATTGCGGCAAGTTCAACTCCATCTCTTTCGGACTACACGGTTGTAATTGCAGACGCTAACATTGCAGGCACGGGAACTAATGACGGGGCTACAGAGAAGGGTGTCGCAGGATTTGACTCTGCAAACTTTAGTGCCACTCCTAATGGGTTCATAACACTAGACGACACGGGTGTAACTGCCGCTAGTTATGGTTCTGCGAGTAAGTCTCTCTCTGCCACGGTAACCGCAAAGGGTTTGCTTACGTCACTGGCAGAACAGAATATTGCAATCACAGCATCTCAGGTAACTGACTTCTGTACAGCGGTTGAAAGTTGTATATCATCTAATCTTAATTATTCTCAACAAATTGGTGACGGAACGGCTACTGTATACGATGTAACCCATAGTTTAGGTTCAAGGGCTGTTATGGTGCAGCTATATGACTCCAATGGTGTTACTATTTATGCCGATGTAGAAAGGACTAGCAATGATGAAGTAGAAATAACATTTAACAATACAATAGCAACTAACAGCGTAACGGTACTTATTAATAGAATAGTTTAAAATTAAAAAACTATGGCAACAATTTTTAACTGGGACTGCAAGACAGTAGATGCATACCCATTAGTGGGGGAAGATTCAGATGTGGTATACAACGTACACTGGATAGTAACGGGTGTATCAGACCAACTAGACCCGCAGGGTAATCCCTATCAGGCTAGGAGTATTGGTACTCAGGCGTTAAGCACGGATGACATTACAGACTTTATACCCTTTGGGGACTTGACAAACGAAATTGTTGTTGACTGGACTAAGGGTGCAATGGGGGAGTTTGATGTTACTTCTGTAGAGGACGGTATACAGAATAGTATTGATCTTCAAATCACTCCAGTATCAGTGACACTTACTGTGGGTGGAGAACCAGAGGAGGAGATATAATACCAACTTATAAAATATAATACAATTTAATACCCTATGGCAATTAGATTTTTAAACAGTCAGTCTATTGATGGAGATCTTACAGTAACTGGAAACGTAGGTATAGGAACTACAACTCCTAATTACACATTAGATGTACAATCTTCTGCTGATTCTGTTATTAGAATAAAAACCACAGGTACAGGGCCTTCAAGTGATTCTGAAATTAGAATGGAGGTTGCAGGTACAACTCAAAGTAATTATATACGTTTTGGAGATAGCGATACTTTTTATGTAGGAGGGATTAGGTATCAGCATGCTACAGATAGTATGCAGTTTCGTGTAAACTCATCTGAACGGATGCGTATCTCATCAACTGGAAACGTAGGTATAGGAACTACAACTCCATCACAACCACTCCATGTAACTGGAAATATATTATCTAATGGAGTACTTTATGGGGACACAGGAATTTACTCAGATGGTTATATTACTGCTGATGGGAATATCACAACTTACAATGATTTACAGGTTGACGGTAGTGCAGAAATAGGAGGCAGTACAGGTCTAGGCACTTCAAGTCCTACTCAAAAACTTCATGTAAATGGAAACGCTAGGGTCACAGGTGCTTACTATGACTCAAATAATTCACCAGGAACTAATGGACAAGTATTGTCTTCTACAGTAACTGGTACAGATTGGATAGATGCTGCTGGTTCTTATAGTTGGCGATTACAAGGAGATACTGGACTTCCTACTTTTATAACAAATAATGCTACTGTAGACATAGCTGGGGGTACAGGAATATCTACTGCTGGGGGATCTACCACTTTGACAGTAAACCTTGATAATACTGCCGTAACTGCAGGTTCTTACACTGCTGCTGATATTACTGTAGATGCACAGGGTAGAATAACTGCTGCTGCTAATGGTAGCGGAGGTGGAGGAGGTGGTGCAACAAGCTTAAATGGATTAAGCGATGTATTGATAGACGGCACATCCTCTTATTTTGTTAATGTACCAACTACATTAAGCGGCAATCCAGCAGACAATCTAGTCATCGGTAATGATGCGGGTAATTCATTAACGAGTGGCAACAAAAATGTATTCTTGGGAATAAAGGCTGGAGAGAGTGCAACAACTTTATCTTATTCAGTTATGATCGGATGGAAAGCTGGAAATAGTTCTCGTGCAAATTATGAATCTGTAATTATTGGATCTCAAGCGGCACAACAAAGTCTTGGGATGGCGAGCAGTATATCTATTGGAACAAAAACATTATATAATCTAGGAGGATATCATGGACAAGAATCTACAGTAGTAGGTCACCAAGCGTGTTATCTTACAACACAGCATAGTAATCATACGGCATTCGGTGGAAAAGCCTTGTGGTGGCAAACAACTGGGTCATTAAATACTGCAATTGGTTATCGATCATTATATAGTGGAAGTACGTTTACAGACAATGTAGCTTTAGGTTACTATTCTGGTTATAATGTAACTGGCAGCGGCAATACTTTAATAGGAACTAATAGCGGAAATACTGGTACAAATAATTTAACAAGTGGATCAAACAATACTTTAATAGGAAATGATTCAGCGGCAAGTTCAGCCACTGTTTCAAATGAATTTACACTTGGTAATTCAAGTATAAGTACGTTGAGGTGTGCAGTTACATCTATTACATCATTATCAGATGAGAGAGATAAGGCAGAAATAAAAGATTTGACTTACGGATTAGATTTCATTGATAGTTTACAACCTAGAGAATTTGTTTGGGCAAATCGTTCAGAAATAAAATTACAACAAGTTAAAGACGAAAATGGGAATGGGGTATTTGATGAAAATGAAGAGCCAGTTTATGAAGAAGTAGAATTTCATTCTAGTAATAAGGGCAAAAAAGATTTTGGATTTGTAGCACAAGAGGTACAAGAATTAGATGATGATACATTAAGGCTTGTATACAATTCAAATCCAGATAAACTAGAAATGAGTTATGGTAAATTAGTTCCTATATTAGTAAAAGCAATACAAGAATTAAAAGCAGAAATAGAAGCATTAAAATCTCAATAAATTTACTATCTTTGTGTTACTGATAACTAATTAAATTTAATATAATGAGTAAAAGTAAAGAACAGGTGATGTTAACCGCAGACGAGTTAACAGCTATACAGGAGCTAAACAATAAGTTCATGCAAATAAAGGTTGCAATTGCAGACACTGTAATTCAACAGCAGCAACTTACCGCAGAGATTGGTTTGGTACAAAAAGATTTTAAGGATCAGGAACTATTGCTTGCTGAAAAATATGGGAAGAATGCTACCATCAACCTACAGGATGGTGAGGTAACTCAACCCGAAGAAAAAAAATAAAACATGGCACGGATAAGTAACACAACGGCATACCCTCAGATTGCTACCTTACATACAGATGACTACATAATATTAACCGACAAGGATAATAAGTTAATGACAAAGTCCTGTACCATAGGCAAGCTGCAGCAAGAGTTTGGTATTGATACACTGGTTGCCCACGTGGAGGTAACACCTGCTGACCTGTTATCCTTATCTACGTCAAACAAGGTTATTATACCTAGCCCTGGTGTTGATAAGGTTATAGATGTTATATCTTTAGCTGTAAACACTGTGCCAGGAACAACTGCATATAACTTTACTGACCCACTAGAGTTTGTGTCTGCGGTTGACCAAGCGATTAGGGCTGCGGGGACTACAACGGGACAAGCACCAGGGCCAGTTGGAGACCCTCAGAATCAAATAGTAGACAACGCTGCTACGTTTATAACAAGCGGGGTAAGGCCTGGAGATATAGCAACATATACAATTCTAGGTGTTGTAACTAACACGGTGGTGACAAACGTAATATCCGAAACACGGCTACGGGTGGTGGCAGAAAACCTTGATACTTCTCCAGTTGCGTATATAATATATACCCCTGATAATACTGTGGCACTTGGAACTATTCCTGCGGTCGATATGAACACCGTAAATGAACGGGTATATAAACTGGTTCAGCCATCTTCAAACTACCACATGGGTGCTGGAAGTCCACTTAGGTTAAAGTGTGAATCCAACCCAGCTGATGGTAATGGTAAGATGTTTGTTAATATATTTTACAGGGTACTAACGATAGGTACTTCATTTTAATCTAATACTTTGGACATAAGAAAGATATCCATAGGAGCAGACTATAAGTCTGGGGCAATGCATTACATTGCGGGACAGGATGTTTTAGGTGGAAAATACTGCATCCATTTGATTCAGTATGACCATGAGGATTTTTCTTATAGGATATGGATTCGTAACAAGGACGAGGTCTTGCTATGGAAGGAGTTCAAGAAGACGATGCCTATATCGCTGGAGTACAACATAAACTTTTAATGCAATCACCATACTCATTTATTGTAAAGCCTGTAAAGGGCAGGCGCTATGACAACATAAGGGTATACGGTGATAGGGACTTAATCATCAGCGTATCTGAGGAGGATCACACCGTAGCTAATCGCTATGCAGAGGTAGTCAGCGTACCCATGGGGTACGAAGGAGAGGTATCTAAGGGAGATACTATACTTGTACACCACAATGTATTCAAGTACTACAACGATATATACGGCAGGCAGAAGAGTGGCAGGAGCTGGCTCAAGGATAACCTATTTATTGTAGACTTCGATCAGTTCTTTTTATACAAGAAGGGAGATGAGTGGAAGGCATTTGATAAGTACTGCTTTGTAAAACCAATCAAAAAGAAGGACTCTTACATTATAGGCAGCGGGGTAAAAGAAGAGCCACTACATGGAGAGTTAGTGTACCTCAACGACCAGTTAGTAGAGCTTGGTTTAGAGAAGGGGGACAGCATATGCTTCGAGCCTTTCAGTGAGTACATGTTTGATATAGAGGGCCAGAAGTTGTTTAGGATGTACACCAGCAATATAACCATCAAGCTATAGTATGGATATAAGGGAACTAAAGATACAGATAATTCAAGCAGGAAAAAACTCTGTGCAGCACTTGATTCAGGTAGCCAACGAGAAGATAATAAAGATAGACCCAGAGGATGAGCTTGCGGCTGACAGACTAAAGAACGCTGCGGCTGCTAAGAAGCTTGCTATCTTTGATGCCTTCGATATACTTCAGCGTATACAGGAGGAGGAAGACAGGATCAATGGCGTGGAAAGAGAAAAAAATAACTTACCAAAAGGATTTGCAGAATCAAAGTCAAAATAGCTTATACACAAAAGTAAACGACACTATACCCTCAAGCGTTAGGAAGCTAAAGAACAGACACAAGTCCTGGGTCTATGGCTACGATGAGAAGTATGATATCGTGGTTATATCTCGTGACGGGACTATCGGAGATATATACAACATAAACAACCTAAAGGTTGCCCTACCACATACACCTAAAGACCCATACAAGAGGTCTACTGAAAAAGCGTCTCAGTACTGGGAGGCATCAGAGTACTCCAAGGAGTTAAAGAGGATATCAACAATATTTCAGTGGCACAACATGCCCCTTAGTTTTAAGGAGAGGTGGGTGGACTACATAGAGAAAGAGTTTAATAGGAGGGACTTAGGTTACTGGTTCTATAACAATGGAGTTCCTACATATATTACAGGTTCTCATTATATGTATCTACAGTGGACTAAGATTGATGTTGGACTACCAGACTTTAGGGAGGCCAATAGGGTGTTCTATATATACTGGGAGGCTTGCAAGGCAGACAAGAGAAGCTTTGGTATATGCTACCTAAAGATTAGGAGGTCAGGGTTTTCTTACATGGGTTCTGAGGAGTGTGTAAACATGGCTACGCTTGCTAGGGATGCTCGTGTAGGTATACTGTCAAAGACAGGGTCTGATGCAAAGAAGATGTTTACAGACAAGGTTGTTCCCATATCAAACAACTACCCATTCTTCTTTAAGCCTATACAGGACGGTATGGATAAGCCTAAGACAGAGCTTGCTTACAGAGTCCCTGCGTCTAAGATTACAAAAAAGAATATGTTCCTCATAGACGAAGAGGAAAAGCTTGAGGGGCTTGATACCACTATTGACTGGAAGAATACTTCAGACAACAGCTATGATGGTGAGAAGCTAAAGCTACTTATACATGACGAGAGTGGAAAGTGGGACAAGCCAGACAATATACTAAACAACTGGCGTGTTACTAAAACATGTCTCAGGCTGGGTAGTAAGGTTGTGGGTAAGTGCATGATGGGTTCTACGTCTAATGCCTTGGATAAGGGTGGGAGGAATTTTAAACAATTATACTACGACTCTGATGTATCTAAGAGGAACTCAAACGGACAGACTAAGAGTGGCCTGTATAACCTATTCATTCCTATGGAGTGGAACATGGAGGGGTTTATAGACCAGTATGGAATGCCTGTGTTAAAGACACCAAGCAAGCCAGTGATGGGTATTGACGAAGAGCTTATTAGCCAGGGTGCTATTGACTACTGGGACAACGAGGTTAGTTCTCTAACATCAGACCCCGATGCACTTAATGAGTTCTACAGGCAGTTTCCTCGTAGCGAGTCTCATGCTTTTAGGGATGAGAGTAAGCAGTCTATATTTAACCTAACCAAGATATACCAACAGATAGATTACAACGACTCCCTTATAAGGGAACACTTTGTAACTCAGGGTTCGTTTAGTTGGAAGGATGGCATCAAGGACAGCAAGGTAGTTTGGACTCCAAATAAAAGAGGCAGATTTTTTGTAACTTACATGCCTAAACCTGCGTTACAGAATAATGTAATAAGGAGGAATGGTAGATTTTTTCCAGGCAACGAACACCTTGGAACTTTTGGATGCGATTCCTACGATATATCTGGAGTAGTTGTGGGCAAGGGGTCTAATGGTTCTTTGCATGGTTTGACTAAGTTTTCTATGGAGGAGATACCAAGTAATCATTTCTTCTTGGAGTACATAGCCAGGCCTCAGACTGCTGAGATATTCTTTGAGGAGGTGTTGATGGCGTGTGTGTTCTTTGGTATGCCTATCCTATGTGAGAACAATAAACCTCGTTTACTGTATCACTTCAAGAACAGGGGGTATAGAGGGTTCTCTTTAAACCGACCAGACAAGGCTTACTCAAAGCTGTCTAAGACAGAGAAGGAGTTGGGTGGTATACCTAACACATCCCAGGATGTAAAGCAGTCACACGCATCTGCTATTGAGTCTTATATAGAAAAATATGTAGGACTAGATGAGACTGGTATATATAGAACTGAGGGAGACATGGGGGACGTATACTTTGAAAGAACCTTAGAGGACTGGGCAAAGTTTGATATCAACAACAGGACAAAGTTTGATGCGTCTATAAGTTCAGGTCTGGCTATAATGGCTAACCAAAAACACCTATATACACCGTTAAAAGAAAATAAAAAAATAAGCATTAAATTTGCAACATATAACAACACTGACTCCCGCAGTAGAATAATAAATAGATGAAAGAGGTAAAAATAGAAATCAATCAAGCCGCTTTTCCTGATCAGTTTGTTACTGACGCACAGAAAGATACGATGGAGTATGGCCTACAGATAGGGCAGGCGATACAGTACGAGTGGTTCAGGAAGGACAATAGTTCATGTAGGTTCTTCAACCAGTGGGGGGAGTTCAATAGGCTAAGGCTGTATGCCCGTGGTGAGCAGTCTGTGGCTAAGTACAAGAACGAGATTGCGGTAGACGGAGACCTAAGTTACCTTAACCTAGACTGGACACCTGTTCCAGTTATACCTAAGTTTGTAGACATAGTAGTAAACGGATTAAACGATAGGCTGTTTAAGGTGAAAGCTTTTGCAGAGGATGCTATGTCAGCGGAGAAGAGGGATGAGTTTCAGAAAATGATAGAGGGAGAGATGATTGCACGTCCGTTGTTTCAACAGATAGAGCAAGACTTTGACCTAAACCTTTTTCAGACGGAAGAGTCTGAGCTGCCTGAGAGTGATGAGGAACTTCAGTTATATATGCAGCTTAAATATAAGCCAGCTATAGAGATTGCTGCGGAGGAGGCTATAGACACCATACTAAACCAGAACCAATACAACGAGATAAGAAAGAGATGCGACTACGACCTTATGACGCTTGGCGTTAGTATGGCAAAGCATCAGTTCCTACCAGGACAAGGGGTACAGCTAGATTATGTTGACCCTGCAAACGTTGTGTACAGCTATACAGAAGATCCATACTTTAAGGACTGTTACTACTGGGGTGAGGTAAAGACTATACCTATGGCAGAACTTGTTAAGATAGACCCAGACATATCAAACGAGGATATGGATAAGATATCTAAATACAGTCAGTCTTGGTATAACTACTACAACAACGCCCAGTACTACGAGAACTCTATGTTCCAGCGTGACACAGTCACCCTGCTGTACTTTAACTACAAGACCACACACTCTTTTGTTTACAAGAAGAAGGAGATGGCAGACGGTAGTTACAAGGTTGTGGCTAAGGACGACCAGTTTAACCCACCCATTGAGATGCAGCAGGAGGGTAAGTTTGAGAGGGTAGAAAAGAATATAGAGGTATGGTACGATGGTATCATGGTGATGGGTACAAACATTTTATTGAAGTGGGAGTTAGCTGAAAACATGGTAAGACCAAAGTCAGCTTCTCAGCATGCACTGCCTAACTATGTTGCGTGTGCGCCAAGGATGTACAAGGGTGTATACGAATCTTTAGTGAGGCGTATGATTCCTTTTGCAGACCTTATACAGATGACACACTTAAAGATACAGCAGGTAGTTTCTCGTGTTGTACCAGACGGTGTGTTCATAGACGCTGATGGATTAAACGAGGTAGACTTGGGTACAGGTAACGCTTACAACCCTGAGGATGCACTGAGGCTATACTTCCAGACAGGTTCTGTTGTTGGTAGGTCTTACACCCAAGACGGTGAGTTTAATAACGCAAGGCAGCCGATACAGCAGCTTACATCAAGCAGTGGGTCAGGTAAGCTACAGATGCTGATAGGTAACTATAATCACTACATGGACATGATTAGGACGGTTACTGGATTGAACGAGGCAAGGGATGCTTCAAGCCCTAACCCACAGGCGTTGGTTGGTGTACAGAAGCTCGCTGCACTAAGCTCTAACACGGCAACTAGACACATACTTAACAGCAGCTTATATATAACAAAGCGTTTGGCTGAGGGTATTGTTATAAGGACATCAGATATATTGGAGTACTCAAACTTTAAGAATCAGTTTGCTATGCAGATTGGTAAGTACAACCTAAGGCTGTTAGAAGACCTAAGGGACTTCTACTTGTATGACTTTGGTATATTCCTAGAGATGTCTCCAGACGAGGAGCAGAAGGCTATGCTTGAGCAGAACATACAGATGGCATTATCCAAGCAGGATATAAACCTTGAGGACGCTATTGACATTAGGGAGATACATAACCTAAAGATGGCTAACCAGCTATTGAAGGTTAAGAGAAAAAGAAAGCAGGAGGCAGAGCAGCAGGCAGTACAGCAGCAGCAACAAGCAGCGGCACAGATGCAACAGCAGCAAGTAATGGCACAGTCTCAAGCCGAACAGATGAGGATACAGACAGAGACACAGGCTAAGATGCAGATAAAGCAAGCAGAGGTTGCTATGGATATTGAGAAGCTAAAGAACGAGGCGCAGCTAAAGGCTCAGTTGATGGAGATTGAGTTCGGCTACCAGATGCAGATGAGGGGCTTAGAACAGCAGCAGATAGATATGAGGGAGCAGTCAAGGGAGAAGGCTAAGTCTGACAGGATTACTCAGGCTAACACGCAGCAGTCTAAGATGATTGAGCAGAGGAAGAGAAACCTGCCACCAATAAACTTTGAGTCTAACGAGGACAGTTTAGATGGCTTTGATCTAGCTGAGTTTAACCCAAGGTAGGCTAAAATATTATTATATAATATGTATTAACTTTGTACAAAATTAAATCAAATGAATTTACAAGTAAAAGAAGTTGGTGGAAACCAAGAAAAATCAAAGGCTGAGATAGAGGAGCAGTTACTTAAGAAACATGAAGAGTCTTTTGCTGACGCAGAGACTGTATCTAGTGAGCCAGAGGTTATAACTAAAGAGCCAGAGGTTACACCTGAGCCATTAACTATAGATGACGACAGTGTTCTGTCGTATATAAAGGAAAGGTATAACAAGGACATTGATTCAGTTGATCAGTTGTTCGAGACGAGAGAGTCAAACGAGCAGTTGCCTGATGATGTGTTAAAGTATTTTGAGTATAAGAAAGAGACTGGGCGTGGTATTGAGGACTTTTATAAACTACAAAAGGACTACGATAGCATGGACGAGAACTCTATACTAGCTGACTACATGGCTATTCATGAGGAGGGTTTAGATGCGATAGACATCGAGGACTTGATGGATGATAAGTTTGGCTATGATGAGCTTGATGACGACAAGGATATCAAGAAGAGACAGCTGGCTAAGAAAAGAGAACTTGCGAAAGCACGTAAGTTTTTTAATGAACAGAAAGATAAATATAAAATTCCTCTTGAGTCAAGTGGGGGTGGGTTATCTGAAGATCAGAAAGAAAACTTAAGTGCATATCATAAGTATATAAACGAATCTAATTCTGTTGCTGAACAAAATCAGAAGCGATATGATTACTTCTTAAACCGCACTAAGGAAGTGTTTAACAACGAGTTCAAAGGTTTTGAATTTGAGGTCGGTGAAAAGAAGATTAATTACAAACCAGGTACAGCAGAAGAGCTGTATAACAAACAGTCTGACGTAAACAACTTTATAAACAAGTTTGTAGACAAGGAGGGTTTACTGAGCGAGACAAAGGATTACCACAGGGCCTTATCGGTTGCTATGAATCCAGAGAAGTTTGCTCAGTTCTTTTATGAACAAGGTGTTGCAGCAGCGGTTGATGACGTTACACGTAAGTCCAAGAACATAAACATGGATGTACGTAAGTCACCTCAGCTCTCATCAAAAGATGGTTTGAAAATTCGTTCTGTTGGAGACACAAGCAGCGGGAAGGGACTCAAAATTAGAAGTTTAAAAAAATAATTAACAAAAAAAAAAGTAAAAAATTATGGCAGTAAATGCAACGCCAGGTTTCGACCTGCAGCCATCAGCACAGCAAGTGCCGTTGGAAAGTAACTATATCACAAACTTTGATTTCTTGAATCAGTATCTACCCGATACTTACGAGAAAGAGTTTGAGAGATATGGAAATAGAAGTGTATCATCTTTCCTAAGACTAGTGGGAGCAGAGATGCCTTCTAACTCTGACCTTATCAAGTGGGCAGAGCAGGGAAGACTACACGTAAAATACCAAAACTGTACATCAGGTGCTGCAGCTACAGCTTTAACTGGGGTGTGGACTATTCCTAACAACATCAGTAACTTTAACCCTGCCCTAGCTGGAAGCAATACAGCATCATTGAGGGTTGGACAGACGGTAATGATATCCGACAAGACAGCTGGGTCTAACCTAACTAATAAGGGTGTGATCACGGTAGCTCCTACAGCTGGCGCACCAAACACGGTAACAATAGCCTACTACGAGGCAGGTGGACAGACAATGGCAGCGGATGTAGCTTGTGATATATTTATCTACGGGTCTGAGTTCAACAAGGGAACTGAGGGGATGGTAGGATCTAACGAGTCTGACGACCTAATCTTTGACAACAAGCCAATAATTATCAAGGACAAGTATGCTGTCTCTGGTTCTGATATGGCTCAGATTGGATGGATTGAGGTATCAGGCGAGGACGGAGTAAGCGGATACCTTTGGTATCTAAAGTCTGAGCATGACACGAGACTACGTTTCGAGGACTACATGGAGACTGCAATGATTGAGGCCGTGCCTGCAGAGGCTGCTTCTGGGGCAGGAGACTTCTTCCAAGGTACTGGAGCTGGACTATCACAAGCTAACCTTAACGGTTCAGAGGGTGTGTTCTACGTAGTGGGTCAGAGAGGTAACGTGTTTGGTGGAGGTAATCCAACAACGCTTGCTGAGTTTGATTCTATTATACAGAGGCTAGACAAGCAGGGAGCAATCGAGGAGAACGTTCTCTTCGTGAACAGAAACTTCTCGTTTGATATGGACGACATGTTAGCTGCTCAGAACTCTTACGGGGCTGGTGGCACTTCATATGGACTGTTTGACAATGACGAGGAGATGGCTTTAAATCTTGGGTTCTCAGGATTCAGGAGAGGCTATGACTTCTATAAGTCTGACTGGAAGTATCTTAACGACCCAACAATGAGAGGCGGTCTTGTAGGCGGTGCGATCAACGGAATGTTAGTTCCTGCTGGTTCGACTACAGTATACGACCAGGTACTAGGAAAGAATGCAAAGCGTCCTTTCTTACACGTTCGTTACAGAGCTTCTGAGACTGAAGACAGACGTTACAAAACTTGGATCACTGGTTCAGCTGGTGGAGCAAGGACATCTTCTTTGGATGCTATGGAGGTAAACTTCTTGACAGAGAGAGCAGTTTGTGTATTAGGCGCAAACAACTTCTTCTTATTCCAAGATGCATAATAAGTAGTAATATTAGGGGAGATGTAAGAGTCTCCCCTTTTTTTAATTCTAAATTAAATTATATCAAATGAAAAAAACACAAAAGTTTGTAGACAAAACTTACAGACTAAAACAAGACCGTGCGCCACTCAGCTATATGTTGTCATCAAGACACTCTAAGAGATCACCTTTGCTACACTTCGATGAGGGTAAGGGACTTAACAGGCCACTGAGGTATGCGAGAAACCAAAAGAGTCCGTTCGAGGATGAGCAGGATGGTAACGCTATACTAGAGCCTATCGTATTCGAGGATGGCATGCTATTCGTACCTAAACAAAACCAAGTACTGCAGCAGTTCTTACACTACCACCCGTCTAATGGGAGGGTGTATGAGGTTGTAGATAAGTCAAGGGATGCGTCTAAGGAGCTGGAGATGGTAGAGAAGGCTGTTGATGCAATGATTGTTGCAAAGGAATTAAAGGGCGATAAGTTGTTGGCTGTGGCAAGGGTATTGATCGGGGTTTCGGTTGACAAGATGTCTACCGCTGAGATCAAGAGGGATGTACTTGTCTATGCAAGAAACAGTCCACATGACTTTATGGAGACCATAAACGATCCTATGCTAGACCTGACCAATGATGTTGTTCAGTTCTTTAATAACTCTTACCTGTCGTTTAGGAACTCAGGTAAAGACGTTTACTTTAACTTACCAAAGAATAAAACTAAGTTACTAACCGTTCCGTTTGGTGAAGACCCCTACTACATTGTGGCTTCATTGTTCCAGACAGATGATGGTATTGAGACTTACAAGCTATTAAAGAAACGCTTAAGTAGTAATAGTTAATAACAAAGAGAGAGGCTTAAAAAATTAGGCCTCTTTTTTTTTGTTATCTTTGTAAAAAAGAATATCGATGATAAATTCTGTGAGAAATACAGTGTTAGCTGTACTCAATAAAAACAATTACGGATATCTATCTCCCCAAGACTTTAACTTATACTGCCTACAAGCCCAGATGGACTTGTTTGAGGACTACTTTTATCAGTACAACAACTGGATCAACAGAGAAAATAACAGGTCTTCAGGGACTGGTTACGCAGATATAGTAAAGGGACTAGAGGAGGTTATAGACACGTTTACGGTACTAGCACCCCTACAAAATCAGAGTACGGCTACATTAAATAAAAGCTCGTACCTTCTCCCTACCGCAACACTAAACGGAAGTGACTACTACCTACTTAACAAGATGTTAGTCTACCAAACGATTAGGGCTACGGGTACTACAACCAGCTTTGCGGTTGGTCAGAACGAGATACTAGACACAAACGCTACCTTTGTAACAAGCGGAGTACTTCCAGGAGATGTTGTGGGGTATAGTATTGGGGGTATACCAACAAACACATTAGTGGAGAGCGTGGTGTCAGAGACACAGCTTCAGGTGGAAAGTACAAATATTATTTCGTCTCCTATAGACTACGCAGTATATAATCCTAATAACTTAAAGGAAGCAGAGAAGGTAACACAGGCTAAGATAACCTTACTAGATAACTCTATACTAACCAAGCCAACGTTGACATACCCTGCGTATGTTCAGAACGCATTAAGCTCTAAGATATACCCATCTAGTGTATACGAACAGGGGCAGGTATTGGCTCAGTATATTAGGTATCCGTTTGTACCTAGCTGGACTTACTTAGAGACCTCTGGTAACGACCCTATATTTAATATATCTGATGGACTGTATCAAGACTTTGAGCTACCGCTTTCAGATGAACCTAACTTAGTTAATAAGATATTACAGTATGCGGGAGTAGAAATAAGGGAAGCAGATGTTGTACAGTTTGCACAGGGACAGGAAGCATTAGATACACAAGAAACAAGTTAAGATGGCATATATAAATCAGTACCAGTACTACACAAACAACGAGGGAAACCCTAACGATGCGAATTGGGGTTCGTACCAGTATGTAACATTAGAGGATATAGTTAATAACTTCATGCTTATATACCAAGGAAACCACGAGTTGGTTAACAACCTGAACAGGTTTCAGGTACTGTTCCATGCAAAGCGTGGTATACAGGAGTTAAACTACGATGCACTCAAGGAGATAAAGATACTGCAGCTAGACTTAGACAGTAGCCATAGGTTTGTTTTGCCATCCGACTTTGTGAACTGGGTTAGGATATCTGAGTGGAGGAATGGTGTACTGCGTCCACTGACTGAAAACATACAGACAAGCTACGCCAAGGCCTACCTACAAGACAACGAGTCTAACCTACTATTCGACCAAGACGGTAACGTACTAAGCCCTCAGGACAGTGAAATAGATCTAGCCCGTATAAGGGGTGGTGCAAGGAGTATATACCTAAACTCAAACAGTGTCTATGACGGGCAGGAGGGATGGAATGTAGAGGGGTGTTGGTACTTTGACTACCAGGTTGGTGCAAGGTTTGGTCTGAATACAGAGACAGCAAACTCAAACCCTACGTTTAATATAGACAAGAAGGCAGGGGTAATAAACTTTAGCTCAGGGAGTAGTATGATGTCAGTGGTATTAGAGTATGTATCTGACGGAATGGAGAACGGAGACGATGCGTCTGTTAGTTTAAATAAGTTATTTGAGGAGTACATATATGCGTACATACGTTACTCTATTTTAAACGGCAGGCTTGGTGTGCAGGAGTATGTAGTTAACAGGGCAAGGAAAGATAAGTCATCACTACTAAGGAACGCAAAATTAAGACTAAGTAACATACACCCTGGCAGGCTTCTGATGAACATGAGGGGCAAGGATAAATGGATAAAATAATAATATGCCAATAATAAATACAAACTTTATTGCAGGTAGGATGAATAAGTCTGTGGACGAGAGACTCCTTCCACCAGGTGAATATGTAGATGCTATAAACGTGCGTCTGGGTTCTACTGAAAACACTGAGATAGGTGCTGTAGAGAACTCAAAGGGCAACAACTCCTTGACTACATTAGAGTATGGTGGGCAGTCACTGTCAAGCTCGGCAACATGCCTAGGTGCATATGACGATGGGCAGCTGGAGACTATGTACTGGTTTGTTCATGACCCCGCTAACACAGTGGCTACCGATGGTGTAGTTGATATGGTGGTGTCGTTTAACACGCAGAACAATCAGCTCAGATACCATGTGATAACACTTGACGTATTAAAGTTTGACCCAGAGTATTTAATAACTGGCGTAGATAAGATCGAGGACTTACTGTTCTTTACGGACGGAAAGAATCCACCAAGGAGAATAAATGTAAACGACACATACGAATTTCCTACGGGGGATGTGGATGGTATAGAGGAGGAGGATATATCTGTGATACTAAAGCCACCTGGTTTTGAAGACCAGACAGCAACTGGCGAAGTTCCACTGACAGCACCTACGTTTGAGTTAATCAATGTGGTGGGTGGAGAAAATTATTTGGAGGACAGGTTTATAAGCTTTGCCTACAGGTACAGGTACATAAACAACGAGTACAGTGCGACTTCTTTATTCAGTCTACCTGCATTCCAGCCATCAAACTTTAGGTTCGATACCCGAAGCTATGACAACGCTGGTATGTCTAATGCATTCAACGGTGCTAAGGTAAAGTTTAGCACAGGGAGTGACAGGGTTGTTCAAGTTGACTTGCTGTATAAGGACTCTAACACTAACAGGATATATGTAATAGAGAGGTTCAAGAAGGAAGACTACGGCTGGGCAGACAACGCAACGCAGGAGTATGTGTTCACGAACAGTAAGATATACTCTGTAATAGGATCGGATGAGTTACTGAGGCTGTACGACAACGTCCCACTAAAGGCACAGGCCCAAACAATAATGGGCAACAGGCTGATATACGGTAACTATACCGATGGGTATGACATAGTAAACATAAACGGACAGAACATTCCCATAGACTACTCTACATCACTATTCGCTACATCGTTAAGCCTTATAAACTTAGACAATGCTGTACTCGAAAACTCATCCGTAAATCCTGGTGTTGCTTATACCATAAACCCATCAGCAACTATTGATGTGCCTAACTCTTTAGCCACAGTAGACCTTGCAGAGGTAGAAGACCAACTCTTAAGGGGGGCGCAGTTAGCTTTTGATATAAGGATTGAACACTTTACTATAAACGGTACAACTACTGATACGTGTTACATCGATAATGTTGGGTTTAGTAATTCTCCGCTTAACATAAATGTCACCATAAACCTCACACAGGACTATGCAAATGTCTTTGACTTTGTTAATTCAGCAGATTTTGAGAATGCTATAGGAACTTTGATAGACACAAACTTTGAACCAATAGCAACAGCTGACCAGGGGATATCTCTAACGGATAGGTTTAACGCAGGATTAGTAGCACCCGCTGAAGGTGATTGTGACTTTGATAAAATCATAAGTTCTATTACAAGTAGTGTTGCGCAGCAGGGATTTGCTATTAGTGCTACCTCTGGGCAAACTACCTTTACTTTACAGACGCTGGCGATGAAGTACTCTACAGGTACTACTCCATCTGCTGACATGTACGAGTACTTTAGCTTCAGTTCGTTTAGGGTGGGCTTTACTAACAACATAAATAAATCAAGCCTACACAGTGACAGAGACTTTGAGACTGGGATTGTATACCTAGATGAGTACGGCAGGGGTTCTACCGTCTTGGTATCTGAGTACAACACTATATTCGTTCCACCTAGTGCGAGTCTAACAAAGAACCAGATACAGGCCACAATACAGAACTACGCACCAACATGGGCGACTAAGTATAAGTTTGTAGTCAAGCCAAGTAAGGTTGGGTACGAGACGGTTTACAGCAACTTCTTTTACACAAACCCGTTTGACAACGTAACACACTTTAAGCTAGAGGGTGACAACACGAACAAGGTAAAGGTTGGAGACAGACTTAGGGTAAAGAGAGACACAAGGGGTGCTTTAACGTCCTTGGTTGAGACCACGGTACTGGGCGTAGAGGCACAAAGCTCTGACTTTTTAAATGGACAGCAAGAGCTTGGGGAAGACAGCGAGCAGTTGGCAGGGCTATACATGCAGATCAAGGCGACCAACTTTTCTGCTCAGGTTTCTAGCAACTCTATAATTGACTATGGACTAAGGGCAAGAGCATCTGACTCAAAGGTGCCTGGGGATGATGTATGGGCCTTATCATACCCATGCTATACATACGACACTGTTGGCGGCACAACAAGTAACTATGACCTGCCTGCAGGTTCAGTCATAGACATGAAGTTTAAGTTCTTTAGACCTGAGGGTGGTGGTGGGCCAGTAAGAGAATGGGAACTAGACAGGAGCTTTGTAGTGTCAGAGGACTACAGTGACTTCCACGAATTTTGGACTGCCTCTAACATAGACACTACCGCAACATACTCTTCAGGGGCTGACCCTGTCGGTATTTACAATACTAACTTTGTTGACCCATCAGGTAGTGGTTTAGATCCAAATGCTACATCTCCAACAAACGCAGATGGGGCATATAAACGTGCTGATGAGACTGTGGGGGAGGATCTCTTTAAGATGTACTTTCAGTTCATACAGCAAGATCCAGGTAACGTAACAAGTCCTTTATGGCTTGGTGTTAGGTGTGGGGGTATAGGGATCAATGGATGGACTGTGTTTGACCAAGAAATGACTGTATCTGCTGAGATAGTAGTCCAAAGGGCAAACACGGTAATGGTATTTGAAACAGAGCCAGCCGATGCAAACGATGAGATTTACTTTGATGCGTCAGAGGCACTGCCCCTAGTTAGGGACGTGGCTACTGGAAACATGCTACACAAGTCAACGGGGAGCGTGGACTCTGGTGACCAAGACCAGACCACTACACAGGACGCAATCGTTACTTTAGACTTTATGGACTGCTATACCTTTGGTAATGGCGTGGAGAGCTATAAGTACCTAGACAGGATAGATGGAAGGTCTGTTGTCATGGGGCAGAGGGGACTGGCAGTAGCGGAGCAGGACTACAAAAAGACAGACAGGTTTGCTGACCTTACATACAGCGGTGTGTACAGCAGCAGCTCTGGCATAAATAACCTTAACGAGTTCAACCTAGGTCTGGCAAACTTCAAGACACTGGAGACATCGTTTGGCCCTATACAGCTACTGTTTGCAAGGGAGACAGACATACTCACGCTACAGGAGGATAGGATTAGTTACGTACTTGCGGACAAGAACCTTATCAGCGACTCAGTGGGTGGCGGGTCTATCGTGTCAGTGCCACAGATACTAGGCACACAGATAGCTCGTGTAGAGGAGTATGGTATTAGTTACAACCCAGAGAGCTTTGCTAACCACGGGCCTTACTTTTACTTTACCGACACCAAGAGGGGTGCTGTGATAGAACTTATGGGTAACTCTAGTAACGACAGGCTTAGGGTTATATCAAACCTAGGAATGCGGTCTTGGTTTAGAGACCAGTGGAACTTTCAGTTGAACACTCAGAAGGTTGGTGGCTTCGATCCATATATGGACGAGTATGTCCTTGGAACAAACTTAAACCCTGTGCCTGTACCTGAGCCTGTGCTACAGTGTGGCGCACAGCTATCGTTCAAGGGACTAAGTGAGCCTGTTACGCACACATATAACTTTGGAAGTATAATTGGAAACAGTGTAGTAGACTACGAGATATACTCAGGCGGGATTACTATAGACGTGCTATGGAACGGGAACACATACTCATCGGGTGTGGTTACTGTGTCAGGAAGTTTTACGTGGAACAAGTCAGCACTTACACCTACCAATGCACAGGTCACTATAACGCCTGTTGATACAGCTGCATTTAGTGTGACACCACAGTGTGTAGGGAAGATACCACTTACGGTAGTGAAGTGTATGATCAACTCAAGCACTAACGCAGGTGAGACTATACACGTTGAGTACAGCTGGAGCAATACAAACTCTAATAGCCCAGTAGACAGCGACATGGCCACACTGGGTACGAGTAACAACACGTTTAGCTTCTACAATGTACAGGCTGGTATAAGGTCACAGGGAGTGTTCCCGTACAGCGGAGTTGATTTTACTATTAGGGCAAACAAGGTAAACTTTGATGACTATAACTGGGGGTATCCAGAAGATAACTTCAAGTACCTGTCTTCTAACACATTGTATGCCAACACCCCTACGGATGTGGATGCGTTGTTAGCGGCTTCTACTACCATACCAAACGTAGACGTGACAAGCCCTTCCCCTAACATAAACTTAGCAACGGTGACTGGACTAAGCCTGCCAGTAGGAAACCAGTACCTGTATGTAATATACGACCTTAGGGATATTAGCGCACAGCAGCTGTGCTACGATTCAACTTCTGCGATTGCAGCTTGTTGTACGTGTACATGGAGCTGTGTTCCTTTCTTAGCGAGTACATCATCGGTAGAGGACTCAGTGTGTGGCATGGTTACAAACTCAACGTACTACCACAACAACGGGTCTGGTTCTTTACCAGTGGTTGGAAGTATTGTGTACACAAGTTCAAACTGTGAGGACACAACAACGGGTCTGGTAAATGTATTACCTTCAGGGTTCTATAAGATATCTGCAACAACGTACATGGAGATAGGATTAAATGGCCTGGTGCTACAAATAAAAAATTGTTAAAAAAATAATATGGGACAGTTAGGAACATACTACTTTAATGGAAACTCTTTTGCTCAGGCTACATCCGTGTTTACGGATTCTGATCTTACTACCCTTGCGCCAGATGGCTACTACTCAAATGCAGGCATAGTAAGGCAGCAATTGCTTGGCATACTGCTGTCCGCAGAGACATGCAGTACCTGCTGTGTTCCATGTAACGCTCTTGTGTCAGTGTTCGAGAGTACAAGTGGAGTGTACTCATCATGCTTAGAGCTAGGTGGTGGAACGGGTGCTGTAATTTTTAGGATTCAAGTTATATTTGGAGAGATTCCTGTCTACCCAGTGGGTACAATAATAACACACGATGGAAGTAACTATAACAGGTTCACTATTAAGAACAACCACAACGGTATTCAGTTTAAAGATGAAAATGGAACTCAAGTAGATTATGCAGGCATAAACAATAACCCTACCGATCCTACGTATTTGGGAGTTTTTGCAGGAAACACAACTTTTGTTGACACTTACGATCAAACCCCAACAGACCCATGCGGGCCATTAGACCAGCTCGAAGATTTCACATATGAATCTGTGACAGGGTCTTTTGTTGAGCAGGGGACGTACCAGACGGTTGTGGTTAATAACAACCAAGTAGGTTTTTTCACTCAGTCAGGGAGTGCTGTTACCAAGCCTTTTACCTTAGTTTTCCCAAAAACAAATGCTGCGTCTACATTTGCTGACATGCTTAACTATTCACCACTGTGTGGCACTGATATGAAATGGGAGGTAGAGTGTCCCGCACAACTGCCGTTCTTTGATGCAGAAGAAGGTACTGTAAACATTCCTTTCTGTACAGACACACCAACTTTTAATACGTATTACTTCGCAAGGAATTCAGACAGTTATAACTTTGCGACACAGCAGTTTAATGTGGACACGAACACCACGCCTGACGTGGGTAACTTTGTATTCACAACATCAGATGGCTCTGTGTACCTTAACGATACATCAAATCCTTTATATTACTATATAGACATACCATCATCTCCAGGCGTAGGGGAATATATTAGAGTAAGAAACGGTGTGGTTATAGAGAAAGGCCCATGCCTTCAAATACCTTAAAAAATAATACATATGCCAGTACCGTCATCAAGTAATCCATTCACACTGACCTATAGCGAGGGGGCTGAGGGTTGGCCGTCTTTCTATACATACTTCCCTGAGTACATAAAGGGGATGAATGGATACCTATACACCTTCCAGAACGGAAACATGTATAGGCATAATACCAATAGCATACGTAACAACTACTATGGCGTACAGGGTACGTCAAGTGTTACGAGCGTGTTTAACCCACAGCCATCGGTAACTATAAAGCTGTTTAAGACACTTTCGTTTGAGAGTAATGCGTCTTGGGACTGTACGTCTCTGCTTACTGACCTAAGCCAGGGTAATGTACCTGAGCTAAACTTCGAGCAGAAGGAGGGTGAATGGTTTGCGTACATAAGACACAACACGGGGGTAACAAACTTCTCCCTAAGGTACTCAAATGGCTTGGGCAACATAGTATCTGTTACTGGGATAGGTTGTCAATCTTATTTAATTACTAATAATACTGGTAGTACTGGGTTTTATGAAATAACTGATTGTGATGGTAATGTACTACAAGGTACTTTAAATAGTGGCACTAGTACAACTTTCTGTTCACAGGTAGTACCAACGGTATCAAGTGGATTAACAATAAGTGCGGGAAGTACTACATGTCCAACCGATACGGTGCTGTGTACGTTCAACAACAACATAGGAAACATCATAACAAACGGGGCAACTGCTTACACACTAGCACCAAACTCTTCGCCATCCCTTGCAGGACAGGTGATAGAAGTGGTTAAGTCTGGAGACAGCGGTACGGTTACTTTGGATACTACGATAGCAGGGGCTACAGCCCCAGTCGCAGGCCAGTTCCTACTGTTTGTTAACAACACTATAGCGGAGAGCTATGGCATGAGGGGATACTACATGGAGTTCACGTTAGTTAATGACGACACCACGCCAGTAGAGCTATTTGCAGTGGGAAGTAGTGTGATGAAAAGTTTTCCATAGAAATTTATTATCTTTGCATTAAATGGAATTAAATATAAATAGACTAAGCTCTACTGACTATGACGATATACTGTGTCAGTGGTGGAGAGACTGGAGATGGACACCGCCCCCTAAAGATTTTTTACCTGAGGACGGGACTGGTGGGTATATAGTATATGACAATGAGACCCCTGTATGTGCAGGGTTTATGTACATGACAAACTCTAAAGCGGTTTGGTGTGACTGGATTATATCGAACATAAACTACAAGGACAGGGACAAAAGAAAGGCGGCTATAAGGCTGCTTATAGGTCACATAACAGACATAGCAAAGAACAGTGGACACAGGTACTCATACGCACTGATACAGAGCAAGCCACTTATAGAGGCATATAAGAATCTGGGGTACACAGAGGGTTCTAAATACACAAGTGAAATGATTAAAATATTATAGCATGGCAATAGGAACAGCAGCAACAATAGGAGTAGGAGTTAGCGCAATAAGTTCAGGACTATCTTTTAAGCAGGCCGCAGACCAATCAAGGATGGCATCCAAGGCAAGGAAGGCATCTGAGAAGCTAGTAGCGGACGCTAGAAAGAAGGCAGAGAAGGACTACTACGAGGGACTGAACGTACCCCTAGACGCATACGGGGAGCAGTTTGCTCAAAACATGGCAAACCAGCAGCAGACTATACAGGCACTGCAGGAGGGTGACACAAGGAATCTTATCGGTGGGGTGCAGGGGCTAACTGCAGCTGCGGCAGCGGCCAACGAGCAGACACGTATTGGTCTGGGTCAGGAGCTTTATGCTAACAGGCAGATGAAGGCCGACTCTAGGCAGAACATAAACCAACAACAGTTACAGATAGATATAGGCCAGGCGACAGACCAACAGCTTATGGCTAGGGACGCTGAACAGGCTAGGGCTGCTGCTATGCAGAGTGGTATAAATAGTGCTGCAAACGCTGCTTATATATATGGTAGGGGTAAGGATTTATATCCAAATAAAGATAAAACATCACCAGACCCACCAGATGTCAATCCAGTAACCCTCTTTGATGAGTTCAACAAGCGTGGTGGTCAAGAAGATGAGTTTGCTAAAATAGGTGCTAATATTTTTAAGAAAAATCCAATGTCAAGCATATACGGCATGACAATACCAGGAGGTACGGAGCAGAAAGATAGCTATATTCCAGGTCTTCTTCCATATCCTACTAGCAGAAAAAAATAAATAACAATGGCAAAGGAAAGAAAGGATACACGAGAAAGGAGGGACACACCATCAGGGGCTAACCAGTTCTCGGTATACGCACAGAGGGACACTGACTCAGTTCAGGTAGACTGGGGTGTTATAGCCAAGGACATAAGTGACGAGGTAACAAAAATATCTGACGAAAGGCAGACGAAGAGAGACGAACTTGCGACATCTCAGAGGAATACTTTAAACGAGTTGTCTCAGGTTGCCGACCTTGATAACCAGTCTGTAAATAATTTTGTTATAAGGGGTGGTAACTTTTCTAAGAACGCCATGGCAACGCAGTATGAACTAATGACTAGGGGTAAGATAAAGCCTAGCGAATACCAGCTCTTTCAGCAGAGTGTGAAGGATGGGTACAAGAACCTAAGTATATTTGCCAAGAACGCAGACGATAAGTACAAGGCTGCTATGGAAAGGCTGGCACAAGGAGAGGATGGAAATCAGATAGCGTCAGAGTTAGAGATTGTTTTTAACGAGGGTACGTTTGATTACACAGACCTAAAGAACAAGCAGCTAATTACTAACCCGTCAACTGGTGAGATGCTTATAGTCACACTACAAGACGATGGCAATGGTAACATGGTTATACCAGACCTAAAGAAAAACCC